TGGGTCGATTCTAAACGCGGGGCTGTGGCTGAGCGCTGGAAGAACCTACCTCACCCGGCGCAGCTGCTCCTGCAGGCGCACGGCATACAGGCGGTCGCGCTGTGCCACCACCGTCGCTGTGCTAGGGGCGAGCCACGGACGGGCACGCACTACACGCACGCGGCGCGACAGGTTTTGCACCATGCGAGTCTTAGGCTTTCGCTTGGTCCCCATGACGCGGTAGATCCCTTTGACGCGCCCACGCTCAAGGTATACGAACCGCTGGCCGTCCGCCTTGGCCTGCTTGACCGTGGCGATGTTGCGCTGGCGCTGGTCCCCGACCTTGATGCGGTTACGCTTTAAGCTGATCGCGTTCATGCGGTTGGCCTTGCGCACCACACGCGTGCGGGTCTTTGACCGGTTGCTCTGTCCTGCCGATGCCGGGGTCGGAATGTTGGTCGGGCCTCCCGTCGCGCCGAACTCCTGGTCGGCCATGTACCGCTCTGTAGAGCCGACAAGGGCGCTGTCACGGGTAGACCTTGCCCGCTCGGCCTTAACGCTCCGAACGGTCCAGCTATTGCGCGTGGTGAACTCTGAGCGGATAGTCTCCCTCGCCTCTCGCATGGTTGCGAACGCCATGTCGTTGATCGTGTTGCGCTGTGCGAACGGCAAGCCGCGCGCGTTTAGCTTTTCGAGTCTGTCTTGCAGCACGCCGACCCGTTTCATGTCGATTTCTATCATTTTCTTGCCCTCGCGTGATTTATGCCGATTTTAGCACGATTTTAGCTGGTGCACATGTGCACATCGTGCTCATATTTCCTATACGTGTAGGCGTTCGCATGTTTATACCCCGTTTTATATATAAACATATTAACTTTATAGTAGATGTGCACCTTATGCACCTGAGCCCCGCAATCCCACGCCCAGCGCTGGCTGCGGGAGGTGCGCATGGTGCAAAAAGACGTGCATTTTATGTGCACCCGCCTAAAAGACGTGCACCCAGAGACGTGCACCTTGTGCACAACGTTTTTATTGATGTGCACCCGAGTTGCGCACCTCGGCAGGTTGACATCCTTCTGGGTGCGTCGTAGTATAAGAAGCATAACCACCAGAACGAGGAATTAGCCAGATGAAAACCCCATACGGCCTGCTAGCAGGCACCTACCGAACAACGCGCCGCGGAAAGTTCCAATGCCACGTCGTCGACTTCATCGGCCCGGACCGCGTCAGGGTGCAGTGGCAAGACCACGCTGGATGCGAGAGCGTGATCAAATGCGCGGACCTTGACCGCTTGCCGCAGGCGAACAACCCGCCGCACGGGCTCAACTGGGGCACCTTTCGCACGTTCAAAGACGGCGGGACGTGCAGAGTGGACCGTCACTTCAACGTCGCTTTGTTGTCCGTTACCCTCTCGGACGACCCGCGCCCGCGCTACATACACCCCAACGCCCTCGAACCCATAACGGAGTAACCGCCATGAGCGACATGATCCCGGTGAAAGAAGCCGCGGCAATGCTGCGCATACACACAACACACGCACACAGACTGGCACGAGACGGTAAGATTAAGACCCAACGCACGACGCCACGTAAGACCCTTTTTTGTGTTGAAAGTATCAAGGCTTATATAAATGAAAATAACAATAGTAAGTAGCACTAAGCCGTCAACGCTGACAAAACATATCAGCAGACGCGCCGACGGCACGTTGGAAAAAGTGTCAAGCGCCCACATGACCCAAGGGCACGCAAGCCACGCTGACGTCAGCAGCATGGCCGACCTTAACGCACTGCTCGATAGTCTGCTGCCTAACCAGGCGGTGGCGTACGGCATCCCACCAGCAGCAGAGGCGCCGATCGTCAGTGAGCGTTATCTGTCTAGCACGCCCGGAGCAATAACACGGTCTGACCGGTTCTTCAGTTGGCCGAGCGGTGGCGGTTTTATGATGTTGGACTACGACCCCGCCGATGGTGGTGTGGCGTTGAGTCGTGACGCGCTAATAGGCACCCTGTTCTCAGTGCTACCCGCCGCATCGACTGCTGGCTGGCTGTGGCGCCCCAGCGCATCCGGTAATATCTTCGACGCGTCCACCGGTGAAGAACTCGCAGGGCTCAAAGGCCAGCGCATCTATCTGGCGGTGGCGGACGTATCCGACGCACCACGGGCGGGTCAAGTGCTGTTTAAGCGTATGTGGTTGCGAGGCCATGGTCGCATTGAGTTGGCCCAGAACGGGGCGCAGTTGGTCCGCAGTCTGATAGACTCGTCAGTGTGGCAGCCTAGCCGCTTGGACTTCGCAGCTGGTGCAGTATGCGGCCCCGGCCTAGTGCGCAACCCACCAGCGGGCCTACCGGTAGAGGGCGGACTGCTTGACACCCGCACCGCACTGCCTGACCTGACCACTGACGAGGAGCGCCAATACTCGGAGCTGGTGCACGCCGCCAAGCAAGCCACGCTAACCGCATCGGCCCAGCAACGTGAAGTACATATCGGCAACGTTGCTCAGCAGCAAGGCGTCAGCCCTGACGAAGTGCGCGCACGCTACGACGTAGCAGAAGACAAGGGCATACTGGCGAACGACTTCCCGATCGAACTGGCCTACGGGCGCGGGACCGTCACCGTCGCTGACATCCTAATGAACCCAGAGCAATATCATAACGTTGTTTGTCTTGACCCGCTCGAGCCTGACTACAACAACCGCCACCCCGTTGGCAAGATTTACCACGACAGCAAAGGGGCGTTTTTAGACAGTAAAGCCCACGGCGGGCGAGTGTTCGTGCTGGGGTCAATCGCTGCGCTAGCGTTCCAAAAGCAGGCAAGCGGCGGCGCTACGTTCAAGGACTTAATGGCTGACGTTCGCCGCGACGCGTGCGACCTGGCCGAAGTGCAGACGCTGGTCGAGCGGATCACCAACGGGCCGTTTTGCGAGATGGAACGCACCCTACTACGCGCCGAACTCGAGGGCAGTCTCAAGGACGCCAAACGGTTGACGCCGGAAGTCAAGGCCGTGATCCAAGGAGGAGACGTCGCCAAGCCGCAGGTAAAGGCGCGGGACTACATGCCGGAGAACGACACCAGCACGGTGGTGCCGCAGAATATGCCAATCAACCCACGCCACTGGCTGCAGTACCACACAAGCGGGAAGGACGAGAAGCCGACAGGGACCGTCGAGAATTTCCGCATCATGGCCGCCGCGTATGGTGTCGAGATAACGTTCAACGAGATCAGCAAGGACCTGACTTTGACGATGCCGGGATTCAAGCAAGGCGGAGCGCTACAAGACGAGGCCGCACTCAGTCACATGATCAGTCTGGCCAACCTCAACCGATACCCCAAGGGCGACGTCCCGAGCATGATCTGCGCAATGGCTAACGAGAACTATGTCAACCCAGTGCGGGACATGGTCGAGTCGTGCAAGTGGGACGGGCAGGACCACGTCGGGCAGCTGTTCGCGCAGGTCACGCTGGCCGAGGGCGAGGAGGCGGACATCTGCGAGATGTTGTTCCGCCGTTGGATGCGCGGGGCGATTGCTTGCGGTACCGGGCACACGCTAGGGTTTGAAAGCGCCATCGTGTGGGTTGACGAAATGGGCGGGGCGGGTAAAACACGGTTTTTCCGCACGCTATGCCCGCCAACGCTAAGGGCTGACGGGGTGATGCTAGACCCAAGGGACAAAGACAGCGTAAAGACCGCCGTCAGTCATTGGCTGATCGAACTAGGGGAGCTCGACGGGACGTTCAACAAAGCAGACATCGCGGACTTAAAGTCGTTTATGTCAAAGCAGCGGGACGACATCCGCCTGCCATACGCGCGCACCGCTAGCAAGTTTCCACGCACTACCGCGTTCATGGCGTCCGTTAACCAGATTAACTTTTTAGTGGACGACACAGGCAACCGCCGGTTTTGGCCCGTTCGCGTCACGCATATAAACCACGAACACCGCGTCAACGTGCAGCAAGCATGGGCGCAGGCGTACGCCGAGGTGTTGTCTGGCCAAACGTGGCACTTATCACCTGACGAGAACAAGCACTGTGCACGGCGCAACGACCAGTTCAAGGCAGTCAGCCGAGTTGACGAGCTACTGTCGGCGCGGGTCAACTTCGACGCAGAGCCGACCATCCACATGACGTGCTCAGAGCTGGCCACCGCCGTCGGCATGAGCAACGCACACAAAGGAGAACTTAACGAGGTTGCGCGCTGGCTGCGAAGCCATGGAGTGCACGGCGTAGCAAGACAAGGCAAGCGCGGTTTCATGCTGGCCCCGCTACTTAACCCCGTAATGGACCAGCCGCCGCTGGCTTTGGTGAAATAGATGGAAGTATTACCGGCAACGCTACGCCAGTGCTGTGTGGGCCTGCGCGTACGACTAAACAGAGAGCAGATCGACGTCACCGTAGTGCGCATGCGTGCCGGCGTCGCACGACTTCGCAAGACGGACGGCTGCATAATGCACCGTTCCGTCAACACCGGTTGCACCGTAGTTGAGAGGCACCAGCCATGCTGACGCTACGCCAAGCGCTTGACGGGCAGCGGGTCAAACTGCTGCGCGATGGCATCAAAGCCACCGTATTGAGCCACGGGGGCCACTTTGTCACCGTCCGTCTAGACGACGGGCGCGTGGAGAACCGAAACCAACAGACCGGCGTCAAGCCGATAATAAGGAGCAAGGCATGAGCAAGAACGATAACCCCCAGACTAGGCACGCGTGCGACATTACCGCCGCTATTAACGGCGTTTTGCACTACGCCAAGCCTTTTGCAATGATGGACCCGCTATTGTACCAAGCGATGACGCACCTCGAGCGCGAAAAAGCGACCATCCCCCAACTTTCGGCTAACTACCGCATTGTGCTAGAAGAAGTGCGCCGCCTGCGCCTCTTATTGCGGGAGTGCTACGACATGGCGGACTGCTGCGATACGCACTCGAGCATGGACACGGGGTACGCGGAGCTGATCAAGCGCATCCATGCTGAAATGGCAAAGCTGCCATGACCCCGCCGATCTGCCCCGTGTTCCTCGCATGGGCTCGCCAGTTCGGGTATGTGCCTGGGCCGATGACGAAGGCCCACCAGCGCCACAAGTTGGCCCGTTATTGGCTGGCGTGGCAGGCCGGAGTGCCGCCCGATTGCAAGAAGGCGCACCTCATGGTACAGTTATCCGGCTTGCTCACCTGACCAACCCTTTGCCCACCTCTCCATGGGCTTTTTTTTTATCTGCTTGTTGACACCTCCCGACCGCATGCGCTAAAGTTAATCAACATTAACAAAACGGAGCATGCAACCAAATGAAACTAGAAGACCTAGCACTGGCCGCCGCCGAGCTGGCAGAGTCGCACGGGTGGGACGGCGTAACGTCCCGAGCCGTAGCGCAGACCCTTAAACTTAACCCCGTGTCAGTTAGCCGTAAAGCGGGCCTACCGCTGATCGTCAGTTCCGCGCGTGAAGTGGTCGAAGCCGACCGAATGCGGTACCCGCGCGCGTCCATCGAACTGCAACTCGGTATGTTGTCCCATACGCAGCGCCGCCGGATCGTGCACGCCATCGCCAAGGAGTTAGCCCAATGAGATCCATAGTAATGCGAGACAAAACGCTGCACACGTTCGGGGAGGACCTGCCCAGCATTGAGGTTATCGCCTTCGCGCTGTCACACATTAACCGGTTTACGGGACACGTTGGGGCGTACTCTGTCGCACAGCACTGCGTCCACGCGTCACACTTGATCGGCCCAGAAGCACTGCGACTGTCTGCCCTTCTTCACGACGCGCCCGAGGCCATATACGGCGACCTGTCTTCGCCGCTTAAAGCCTACTTAAACGACCCGGCGTTCATTGAAATGGAGCTCGACTACCACGAAAAAATCGACGCCAAGTACCACGTGGCCACCCGCCACCCCGCCGTCAAGGTGTGCGACGTCCGCCTGCTGCTAACGGAGGCCGTATCGTTCGAGCTGCCGTTGGGGTGCTTCCCCGACGTTGAGCCGTACGCGTACGACATCGTCCCATGGTCCGCCAAGGTCGCCGAGCGCGCGTTCCTTGATCAGTTTGTTAAGCTTGGGGGCCGAGAATGACCACATACGCCGAATGGGCGCGACGCCACCCGCAGGCAGCGCACGAACTGCAAGCCGTACAGCTAGCGGGTGTTTTTCCCCCCGCACCGGACGAGGAAGGGCACAGCGAAGACTGGGCGCAGGCACATGACCGAATGCGGGCCGCGCGTGCTGGTGGCCTGCTGTGGCGCAATAACGTGGGCGCGCTTAAAACTAAGGAGCAGCACGTCTGCCCGTCTTGCAGCTTCCGGTTTGAAATCGTGCGGCCGCCACTACGCTGGGGCCTGTGCAACGACTCAAGCAAGTTAAACGCCAAGTTAAAGTCGTCTGACCTGATTGGGATCAAGCCGCTGCTGATCCTCCCGCAACACGTCGGCACCACCGTCGGCCAGTTCGCGGCGGTCGAGGAGAAAAAACCGGGCTGGACGTGGGGCAACACCGCCCACGAACAAGCACAGGCCGCGTTCGGCTCGCTGGTCCAGCAGAAAGGCGGGCATTTTGAATTTAGCACAGGGAGCCTGTCATGGTGATCAATATGGAGTGCCTCGCCGCACTGCGCACCATGCCGTCCAACAGCGTCGACGCGGTGATCACGGACCCACCGTACCAAATCGACAACACCACCGCCGGGGGGCGCAACAAGTCCCCCCTGGCCAAGTCGATACAAGGGATGAACGACGAGATCGTGGACGCCGGGATCGTGTCGGGCTTCGACCCGGCAGTGCTGGACGAGCTGGTGCGAGTGTGCAAAAGGATAAACATGTACTTTTTCTGCAACAAAGCACAGATCCCCATGTATCTGGACTACTTTGTCACTGGCAAAAAGTGCAGCTTTGACATCCTAAAGTGGGTGAAGACCAACACGCCGCCGACGTACCACGGCAAGATGCTGTCGGACACCGAGTACTGCCTGCTATTCCGCAAGGGGGCGAGGTGCATGCCGGGGTCGTACGCCGACGCGTCCACACTGTACATGTCGCCCATGAACGTGGCAGACAAAAAGAAGTACGGCCACCCAACGCCCAAGCCGGTGCTTTTTTTGCGCCGCTTGGTCCGTAACTGCTCTAAGCCTGGGGACGTGATCCTCGACCCCTTCTACGGGTCGGGGGCGGTGGGGGAGGCGTGCATCATAGAAGGCCGCACCCCGCTGGGCATAGAGTTAGTCCAGAAACACGCGGACACCGCCCGCGCCAGAGAGGAGGCAGCCAAATGCAAGTCTACATAACGCCGTACCCCGCGGACACATGCAAGCCGGTGTCGCACTCGCAGCCGGTATCCGCGCCAACGCTCGAAGCGGCCGTCGGGATGTTCTCCGGCGCGCCCGTCGTGCTTAGGCTCAAGCGCATGATCGTGCTTGACTTGGGCGGCGGGCAACGAATGGCGATTACTAACTATCGGGTCTATTGACTACGGGGAAAATAAGGGGCATTATGTCCCTTATTTACTACGAGGAAAACACCAACATGAAACGTAAACTAGCCAAAGACCGCCGCGACGAGGTGATGGGAGCCGCCTTGCAGCTGTCCATCATGCACGGCTACACCAAAGTCACGCGGGACATGGTCGCCAAAGCGGTCGGCCTTACCCCGCAAGCCATCCAACACCACATCGGCACCGTGGAGAACCTACGCCGGGACGTCATGCGCAAAGCGGTGCAGGACGAGTGCCTGGCAGTGATCGCCCAAGGCATGGCCAACAAGGACAAGCACGCCATGAGGGCCGACGACGGACTCAAGGCGCAGGCGAGGGCCGCACTATGACCACACAACATAAGAACGCACGCCAACACAGCGACCAGATGCACTGCAGCCACTGTGGCAAGCAGTGGGACGTTAACGACCCCGAGCCGCCAGCATGCACCGACCTGAACGTGAGCGCCGCCCGCGGGCAGTTAAACCGCATGCGCATTGCAATACGCAAGGCGGCGAAGTGATGCAGCGTTTGCTGCCCGGCCACGAATCGGCCGAACGTGTCGCGCTGTTGCTCTCGCTGACCAGCATAAGGTCGGAGGGCATACAGGGCGCAATACACGACCACCTCGTCAAAGGGCACGCAGTCGCACAGGCCGCGGCGCTTAATGGCGAACGTGACAACAACATACGACGGGCGCTCGTCGTCTTGGAGCAAGTCGCCGACATGGTCGAACGTATCAAGGAAATTGACTGGGCGGAGCGCTCAGAAAAGTGAGGGGAAATAACCGCCAAACAAAAAACAGCCCGCTATGTGCGGGCGTTAATTTTTCCGTTATGTGTATTTGCTCAAGGCCCCTTTGACCTTTCTAATGCACGACGGCGGGTACATTACTGCCTCACCGTCAAGCACTCCAAACTTCCAGCCTTTTTTGATTCGGTTCTCGATCACCTGTCGCGACTCGCCCTGTGACTCTGCGAACTCGCGTATGTTTTTTATTGATTTCATTTAAAGGTCCTTAGAGCCCCGAGGGGCTATTGGTTGTTAAAGGTCTATCATTTCCCAACCAGCTACATCTTGCATGTTGGCCATCGTGAACAAATCGCTGTCGCTAACATCATTGCCAACTATAAGGAAATTACCTTCAAAATCGAACTTAACCATGTTAAAGCCTTTAGTGTATGCGTATTCGTAAGTCATTTTGTAATCCTTAGTGTGTTTCGTTTCGATGTAGTAATTATAGCAAACGTTATTTGCTTATGCAAACGTTATTTGCATTTATTGATTTCATTTAAAGGTCCTCAAATGTTCTCTTACTTATCCCTTTTGGATTTAAAAGGTAAAACCTCCAAGCTGATTGAAAGTTTCCCTTCGCCTTTTCAGACTTAATAAACCCTACCCTTGCCTTTCTGCATCCGTCTATTGGATACCCGTTATAAACCTTGCAAGCATTGCACATAATAAAAACCTAGGGGCTTAAAGCCCCATAGACTCCTGTATAATTTTAATTTCTGCCTTAGCAATTGCCTCGAATGATTCAGGGTGCATCTTTTTGGCTTGCTTAACTACAGTGTCAAGGTCTAGGAATTTGTAGTGCTCAAGTGTGTTTTTAATCATTTTGTATGCTTTTGATGTAGTCATTTTAATTTCTCTCTAAAGTGTGTTTCGTTTCGATGTAGTAACTATAGCAAACGCCATTTGCTTATGCAAACGTTATTTGCATTTATTTTAAGTCGCTATCAAATCGGCTGGCGATTTTCTCGATCAGCTCGTCGGTTGCGTTCAGGTCTAGCGCCATGGCTGACAGCATGTCGACACCAAAACGCAGGTAAAACCGCTTCTGGACCTCGGCCGGCTCGCGCCCTGTTTGATGCCCTGCCCACCAGCCGATCAGGTTCTCCAGTACGCCGCGGCGGTACTTGGTCGCGCGGAACCGTTTGAGCTGTGCGCCGTGGCCGATGGTCGGAACGCGACGGGCGAACAGTCCGCGGGCAAACTCGTCGTCGTCCATGTTGGCGGCGTCCTTTGCTGCAAACAGTGCGTTAAGGGCATCGAGGTCGAGCGCTGTTAGGTCGCCGTCTACTTGCTCGGGTGTCCTACGCTCCGGCGGGTCTGGCAGCATGCCACAGTACGGGCACAGCAGGCGGAACGCTTCATACGGCTGCGAGCAGGACAAGCAGACGCGCTGCTGTGGGCGGTCGGACTTTTCGCGGTCGGACTTTTCGCGGCCTTTGAGTGACCACTGCCGCGGGAACGTGACCTGCCCGTGCCTCTCCCAGTTGCGCACAGGGTCGATCACGTATGCCATGGTCTTGCCGTCCGCCGTCCTCAACACCCGCCCGACCATCTGCATGTACTTGGCCAGCGACATGGTAGGTCGGCCGATGATGCACGTCGTCGCGGCCGGCACGTCGAACCCTTCGTCGAACAGGTCAACATTGACCAACACCGCAACGTCGCCGCGCTCGAACGCCACCAGCGCCCGCTCGCGCTCTGCGTCGTCCGTTTTAGCGTTTAGTGACACGGCCTTGACGCCTGCCGCCGTAAACGCGGCCGCCACCTCGTCCGCCGTCGCAGTGTCGCCCATAAAGCAGATCGCCTGCGTGTTTGGCGTGAACTTCTGGTAATGCCCGACGATGTCGCCAACGAGGTGGGACTCAACAACCCGCGAGCGCATAGCCTGCGCGTTAAAGTCGCCCGACGCCGTGACCGCCACCTGGCTGAAATCCGCGTCCGAGTCGGGGCAGTAGTATGTGTACTTGCACAAGTGGCCCCAGTCGATCAGCTGCTTAACTGTGGGGCCCTCGACCATCACATCGGCGAACCCGCCCTCGCCTTTGCCCAAGCCGGTGCCGTCTGCGCGCTCTGGCGTGGCCGTCACAAATAAACGTTTTGCACGGTCAAACATGTTGACGCCCTTTGCCCAGAAACCCGCCTCGACGTAGTGGTGTCCCTCGTCAAACACCGCCAGCGTGACCTGCTGCACCCACGCCTGCAACCGTTTGTCTTTGGCGGTGGCCGCACTGGTTAACGTCTGCACGCTGGCCACGCCGATGTGCGCCTGCGGGTCCACGAACGAGCGGCCGAACTTCTCCAAGTGCTTGCGGCGGATCATGGCGATAGTCTTGGGCGGTGCGACGACACGGTGCATTTTCCCTTGTCCTGCTAGGTCTTGGGACACCAGCGCCACCGCCTGCGATATTTGCGACAAGATCTCGCGCCGGTGCACCACGATGCACGCTGCGCCCTTATGTTCTGACACGATACTGGCAAAGGTTACGGTGTTGTGCGTCACGGTAAAGTCGCCCAACATGAAAAGGTGGTCCCCGTCAATCGTAAAACCGAAGTAGTCGCCATCTCCTATCGGTTCGACAGTCAAGCCCGTAACGAGCACTGACTTTTTTTGTCTACGCGCTGGCGGCTGGTGGCGTTCCAGCTTGGTGGGGATGCGGGCGCAGTCTCCCGATATAGAAATGCGGAAGTACGCATCGGTCGCCCCCGTGTTCGTGCAAGTTTTTTTGCAGGGGGTCACGTACGCCGCGAAACCGAGCGAACGGGCGACAAACGCCAAGTCATCGGCAAGCCTCCGCACTTTGAACACTACGTCGTACCCGCCGTGCGTGAGGTAGCCGTCCGAATCCAAGAGGCCAGCTAGCAGCTCCATACGTTGTGCGTCCGACCCTGTTTTATACGCGTGCGGGACATGCTTGTTATTCAACAGGCCCAGTGCGCGCAATGCGGACCTAGTGGACCCGCTGCGCTGGTACCCGCTCGACAGATGGTAGGTGTTCGCGGCATTACCCGGCAGCGCCTCTGTGCGGAGGTTTTGGCCAGATGCGAGAGCAAACTCGCGCAAGTAGTCCGCGACCTCTGGGTCTGCTGTGGTCACAGATGGCCCGCGCGACGATCCGTCGCCGAGCCAGATGCCCAACAGGTACGGCGGCACCGCGGGGCTTAGGGCCGACTCGCCCCACGATACCGCCGCCCGCCACCCTTTGTGGGTGTGTTTAAAGGCCCGGCTGGATCGCAAGTATTCCCCTACACTGAGGTTGACAACCTCGTGCGTCCCTGTCTTTTTTAAGCTTAAAATGTGGCTTTCGTTCACTACGTACGGGTCGCCCTTGACAGGCGTCACGCGGTACAGCGTCTCGCGTCCGGTGCAGGTAGACAGAACCCGCCTAGGCTGGCTATCGGGGCCCATGAGGTCGTCCCCCGCTGCCACCAGCTCCACGGGCTTGACCGTACCGTCGAACATCAGGACCGGAGTCCCCCTCCCGAGGCACTTCCCCGCTCCGGTCGGCATTACTGCCAGCACGTTGCGGTTCCCTCGCTCCCACTCCGCCATCACTTCGGCTTTTACTTTCTCTTGGTAGTGCCTGAGTTTTATCACCCTTATTTGCTCCGTAGAAAATAGTTATTGACTTTAGGGAAAATTATCATTTATAGTCTATTACGTCAACACACATTAACACGACGGAGAACAACTCGAATGATTAAGATCGAATTTCCAGCAGACCGCAAGGACATCGCACTGGCGATAGGCCAAGCGCTCACGTCCATAGGCCAAGGCGCTGCGTTGGCTAACAGCCCTGCGCCAGCTGGCGCGCCGGTACACCGCGCTGCGCCAAGTCCAACGCTAGCAGAAGAAGCAGCCGACGCCGAACTGGACCGCGTAACAAAAGGCAACGAGGCGCACTACGAGGCCGAAGCAGCCCTCGACCAAGCGGCTGTTTACGACTTTGAAGCCGAAGCAGCGGGAAAGCCTGCAGCCAGTGCTCCGGCCGCGGGTACTACAACAGGCGAAACCCAGACGGCGGACACGCAGGCCACTACCGGTGCCAGTGCTTCCGAACGAGTGGACAATAAGGGCGTGCCGTTTGACGCTAGTATGTGCGCTAAGGCTGAAAAGCCGTTTTACGCCAGCGGCAAGAATAAGGGCCAATGGAAAAAGCGCGGCGGTGAAAACGGCCCGAGCGAGGACGAGTACGACGCATGGTACGCGGCCGAGCTGCTAAAAGTCACCAACCGCCCAGCGACTATCGCCGAGCCACAACTCGACGTCGGCAGCGTATGGGGCGCGCCAAAGCAAGAAACCAAAGCGCCAAGCAACGCTGGCGAGTTCTTCGCGTGGGTGTCAGAGATGCAAACCGCTGGCCACATCACACAGGCAGACGTTGATCAGGCGTACCCAGCCAACAACATGACGCCGGACATGATCTGGACGCAACCACCAGAAGTGCAAGCGCAAATGTTCCAAGCGCTGTACGCCACACTGTCTGCTAAGGTGCCAGCATGAGCGCCCACGCTCGACTAGCCCCCAGCAGTGCGCCCCTATGGGGCAATTGCTCCGGGGCGATACACGCTAGCGCCGGTCGTATCAGTGAGCCGAACGAACGCACGATCCAAGGGACGGCGGCGCACTGGGTGATGGAGCAATGCGCAAAGAACTGGCGCAGCTCGCAACTAGAGGCCGACTTATTCTGCGCGGACTGGGTGGGCAAGGTTGACCCCGACGGCACTGTCGTCACGACGGAGATCGCCGAGGGTGCACAGTGCATACTAGACGACATGCTGCTAATGGCTAACCGCTTCGGCGGGTACCGTTACCTGCTAATCGAGCAGCGTGTCCACATGACTCGCATCCACCCGACGGACAACTGGGGGACGCTTGACCTAGCGCTGTACAACCCAGAGCGCAAAGTGCTGGTACTGAGTGACCTCAAGTTCGGCCACCGCCTAGTGCGTGCAAAAAACAACTTGCAGATGGCCGACTATGTGGCGGGGCTGGCCGAAGCATTCGCAATGCCGCTTGACACAGAAGTGCGCATCCGTATCGTGCAGCCGTTCGCCTATGCCCCGTGGGGCTCAGTAGACGAGCATGTATGCCTGCTGGGTGACTTGGTGCCGCTGTTCCAGCAGCTGGCGGTCAAGGCTCGCGAAGTAGACACGGACCCAAAGCTAACCGCAGGCAAGCATTGCCGCGACTGCCTCGGTCGCATTGACTGCCCCGCTGCCCGCGAGTATGCGTACCTGTGGGGCTCGATCTGCGACATGCCGTATCAAATGGACCGCATGTCACTGGACGACAAAGCGCGGGAGATCGACCTATTGGCTGGCATCGCGTCGCTGGTCAAGGCCCGCAAAGAAGCGCTAGAGGACGACGTCAAGGCGCAGCTAGCCAAAGGCGCGCTGTGCTCGGTCAAGGCGTACCAGGTTGCGCAAGGTCGGCTGAACTGGCGCGACGGGCAAGAAAAGGCCGCGCGTGCCGCGTTTCAGTCTATCGGCGTGAACGTGGTAAACGACGCCCTGTACACGCCAACGCAGATTAAACAACGCGTAGGCAAAGACAAATTACAAACAGTCGAGGGCATGCTGCAAATATTTGCCCATCGTAAAACAAATTTACAATTAGTCGACCGTGACGACAGCATCGTCTCTCGCGCATTCGACAAACAACCAACCGGAGAGTAAGCCATGCCAATTTTAGGAAACGGAACACACATCGAGATTCAAAACGGGATCATTGTATACGACGGGATCACGCGCCCAGAAGCACTGGACCCTAAGCCGGGGCAAGCGCCGGGCATGAAGTGGAATGTTAAGATCTTAGTAGCACCGACTAGCCCAGACTTACCTGCCCTTGAGCAGCTGGCGCAGCAAGAACTGGCAAACAGTCCGTTTAAGGGCGTACTGCCACGCGGCGGCAACATGCCGATAGGGACCGCAGGCCCTAACGAGTTTAACGGCATGTTTACGGGTTACGCGGTGATCAACTGCTCGACCTTCCGTCAACCAGACGTGCGCGACGAGAACGGCCGCCAGATGTCCCCCCAGGAATACGGCCCGCTGTTTTTCAACGGCCAACACATTGACGTCGTTGTGCACTGTGCCGCGTATGACAACGTGTCCAAAGGTGTCGCCGCTCGACTAGACGGTATCCGCGTCCGTGCAAGTGAGAACGCCGAGCGTCTTAACATTGGCGGCGGTGGGTTCGACGTCGGCAGCGTATGGGGCGGCGGGCAAGCACAACCGCAGCAGCAAGCACCGGCCCAAGGCCAACCGCAGCAGCAGTGGGGCCAACAGCCACAGCAGCAAGCACCGGCCCAAGGCCAACCGCAGCAGCAGTGGGGCCAACAGCCACAGCAGCAAGCACCGGCCCAAGGCCAACAGCAGTGGGGCCAACAGCCACAGCAGCAAGCACCCGCCCAAGGCCAACAGCAGTGGGGCCAACAGCCACAGCAGCAAGCACCCGCCCAA